GGAGCTCCAGAGGTTCTGCGCGCATGGAGCGCCGGAATGCGGCCGGATCCCGACCTGACCGTCTCGCAGTGGGCGGATCGGCACCGGATGCTCTCCGGCCGCGCATCGGCAGAACCGGGACGGTATCGCACGGCGCGCACGCCCTACATGCGCGAGATCGTGGATGCGCTATCGCCAGGAGCCGCCGCCCAGCGCGTGGTGTTTATGAAGGCTGCGCAGGTCGGCGCGACCGAAGCCGGCAACAACTGGATCGGGTTTGCGATCCACCAGGCGCCGGGCCCCATGCTCGCGGTCCAACCGACTGTGGAACTGGCCAAGCGCAATTCTCGCCAGCGGATCGACCCGCTGATCGACGAGAGCCCGGACCTTCGCGAGCGGGTGAAGCCTGCACGCTCACGCGATGCGGGCAACACGATGCTATCCAAGGAGTTTGCTGGCGGCATCCTGATCATGACCGGCGCCAACTCCGCCGTCGGCCTGCGCTCTACACCGGCGCGATACATCTTCCTTGACGAGGTCGACGCCTATCCCGGCTCGGCCGACGAGGAAGGCGATCCGGTCACGCTAGCTGAAGCGCGCTCGCTGACCTTTGCGCACAGGCGCAAAGTATTTCTGGTCTCGACGCCGACGATCCGGGGCGTCAGCCGCATCGAGCGCGAATACGAGGCGAGTGACCAGAGGCGCTACTTCGTGGCGTGCCCGCATTGCGGCCATGAGCAATGGCTGAAGTTCGAGCGGCTGCGCTGGGACAAGGGCCGGCCAGAGACGGCCGCCTACATGTGCGAAGGCTGCGAGCAGCCCATCGCCGAGCATCACAAGACGGCCATGCTGGATGCAGGTCAGTGGCGCGCGACCGCGGAAGCGGCGGATCCCACGACCATCGGCTTTCACCTGTCGGCTCTCTATTCGCCGGTGGGCTGGCTGAGCTGGGAGCGGATCGCGCGCAGCTGGGAGGCTGCGCAAGGATCGGATGAGGCAATCAAAGCCTTTCGCAACACGATCCTCGGCGAGACTTGGGTCGAGACCGGCGAAGCGCCCGATTGGCAGCGTCTCTACGATCGGCGCGAGCGGTGGAAAGCAGGCATCGTCCCTGCAGGCGGACTGTTTCTGACCGCTGGAGCCGACGTCCAGAAGGACCGGATCGAGGTCGATGTCTGGGCCTGGGGCCGCGGGCTGGAAAGCTGGCTCGTCGATCATGTGGTGATCGAGGGCGGCCCTGACCGGCACGAGGCTTGGGGCGACCTGACGGCGCTACTTGATCGGTCCTGGCTGCATGAACGCGGCGCGCATCTGCGGATTGCGCGGCTGGCCATCGACACCGGTTATGAGGCCCCGGCGGTTTATTCCTGGTCTCGGGCGCAGGGGTTTGGGCAGGTATCGCCGGTCAAGGGCGTCGAGGGGTTCAATCGCTCCAGCCCCGTGTCGGGGCCGACCTTCGTCGACGCGACCGAGGGCGGCAAACGCCTGCGGCGCGGGGCGCGGCTCTGGACGGTTGCCGTGTCCACATTCAAGGCCGAGACCTATCGCTTCCTGCGGCTGGAGCGGCCGACCGAGGAGGACATGGCCGACGGCGCCGCGTTCCCGCCCGGGTCCGTGCATCTGCCGCACTGGGTCGAGAATGAATGGCTGAAGCAGTTCGTGGCGGAGCAGCTGGTAACGGTGCGCACCAAGCGCGGCTTCGCTCGGCTCGAATGGCAGAAACTTCGCGAGCGCAACGAGGCGCTGGATTGCCGGGTCTATGCCCGCGCGGCCGCCTGGATCGCGGGCGCGGATCGCTGGACCGACGAAAAATGGCGCGACCTGGAGGATCAACTCGGGGTCGCCAAAACGCCCAGCGATCCAGCGGGGCAGATCAACAGGCAAACGCCAGCCTCGCCGACAAAACGGCAGTCCGACTGGCTCAGGCGACGTGAAGGATGGTTCTGATGGCAGATTGGACGCAAAGCGAGCTCTCCGCGCTGCGCCGCGCCTATGCCAGCGGCACGACGCGCGTGAGCTATGACGGCAAGTCGGTCGAATACGGCTCTGCCGAGGATCTTCTGGCGCGTATCCGCACCATCGAGCGGGCTATCGCGGGAACAGCGCGGCCTCTGCCGGTGGCCGGGCTCGCGGGTTTCTCGCGCGGAGACCGGTGATGACCGCGACCTGGTTCGACCGCGCCATTGCTACAGTTGCGCCGCGTGCCGCCGCGCGCCGTGTGTTGGCCCGCCAGGCCTTCGAGACCCTGACGCGGGGCTATGACGGCGCCGCGCGTGGGCGACGCACGGAAGGTTGGCGCGCGCCCGGATCCTCAGCCGACACCGAGATCGGCGTGGCCGGTGCGCTGTTGCGCGATCGGATGCGCGATCTCGTCCGCAACAACCCGCATGCGGCCAAGGCCGTGGCGGTGCTGGTCAACAACATCATCGGCGCTGGCATCATGCCGCGCGCCGCGAGCGGCGACGACAAGCTGGACCGGAAGGTCGATGTGCTCTTCGAGCGCTGGACGGCGGAGTGCGATGCCGACGGCCAACTCGACTTCTACGGGCTGCAGACGCTGATCTGCCGCGAGATGGTCGAGGCGGGCGAAGTGCTGGTGCGCCGCCGTCTGCGGCGGGCCAGCGATGGCCTGCCGGTGCCGCTGCAGCTGCAGGTGCTAGAGGCCGACTTCCTCGACGCCACGAAATCCGGCGCCCTAGGCGGGGGGCGGCTGGTTCAGGGGATCGAGTTCGATCCGGTCGGCAAGCGCCGGGCCTACTGGCTCCATGCCGAGCATCCGGGCGACGCCTATGGGGCCTTGCAGAACGGCTTGCAGAGCCGCCCGGTCCCGGCGAGCGAGATTGCTCATGTCTACGAGAAGCAGCGCACGCAGGCACGCGGCGTTCCCTGGGGCGCGCCGGTCATCCGCAGCTTGCGCGATCTCGACGACTACGAGGTCGCCGAACTGGTTCGCAAGAAGACGGAGGCCTGCGTCACCGCCATCGTCTTCGGTGATGACGAGGCGCAGCAGGGCATCGCACCCTCGGTGGTCGATGCCGATGGCAACCGGGTCGAACAGTTCGAGCCGGGGCTGATCGCCTATGCCCGCGGCGGCAAGGACATCCGCTTCAACCAGCCTTCGGCTACCGGCGGTTACGGCGAATACAAGCGGGCGAGCTTGCACACGATCTCTGCCGGGTTCCGGGTGCCCTACGAGCTGCTGACCGGGGACCTGTCCCAGGTCAACTATTCCTCGATCCGGGCGGGACTCGTCGAGTTCCGCCGCCAGATCGACGCCGTGCAATGGCAGCTGTTCATTCCGATGTTCTGTGCACCGGTCTGGCGCTGGTTCACGGAAGCCGCGTGGGCGGCGGGCCAGATCCCTACACCGGATGTGCCGGTCGAATGGTCGCCGCCGAAGTTCGAAGCCGTCGATCCGCAGAAGGACGCGATGGCGAATCTGCTCTCGATCCGCTCGGGCACCATGACGCTGGCCGAGGTGATCGCCCGGCAGGGCCGCAATCCCGACGCCGTTCTGGCCGAGATCGCCGCGACCAACGCCAAGCTCGATGCCCTCGGCCTCGTGCTCGACAGCGATCCGCGGCGCGTCACCAAGACCGGCAGCGCGCAATCGAATGATCCGACAGCCGAGGGTGACACGCCTCCGGCTACCAACGACTGACCTTCAGGATTTTCCATGGACACGATGATCGAACTGCCGGCCATGCGCCGGGTGGCGGAGCTTGCTCCGAAAACAGCCGACGCCGACACCCGCGCCGTCGAGGTGGTCTGGTCCGCGGGAGCCCGTATTCGCCGCTCGACCTTCTTTGGCGAGCCCTACGACGAGGAGCTGAGCCTGGACCCAGCGCATGTCCGGCTCGAACGGCTGAACGCCGGAGCGCCCTTCCTGAAGGTGCACGAACTGACCGAGCTCGACGCGGTGATCGGCTCGATCGTGCCGGGATCGGCACGGATCGAGAATGGCCGGGGTATTGCGCTGGTGCGCTTGTCCGAGCGCGCGGACGTCGAGCCGATCTGGCGCGACATCCAGGCCGGGCACATCCGCGCTGTCTCCATCGGCTACCAGGTCCACCGTTTCGAGGTCTCCAAGCCCGAAGGAGGCCGCGAGCTGTGGCGCGCCGTGGACTGGACCCCGTTCGAAGTTTCCGCCGTGGCGGTCGGCGCTGATCCCGCGGCCGGCTTCCGAAACCAATCCCCGCTTCACGACTGCGTCCTTCACCGCCGGGACGCCCCTTCAACCCTGAAAGGACCCATCTCGATGACTGACCAGACCAAGCCCGCGGCGGACGATGCCGCCGAACAGCCGGCCGTGACGGCCGCGACCGAGGAGACCACCATGACCGAACCGAAGGAGCGTGCTATCGAGACTCGCTCCCAGCCGAAAGCGCCGAAGTCCGCGGCAACGTCCGCAGTGGTGGAGGAGGCAGAAGCGCTGGTCAGCCGAGCCCGTGATGCCGAGCGTGACCGCGTCTCCACCATCTACGACCTGGCTGGGCGTCTGAACCTTGAGCGCGGCTTCGCCGAAGACCTCGTCAAGCGCGGCGTCAGCGTCGATGAATCGCGCCGGCTGATCCTCGATCAGGTTGCCGCCAAGTCGGACGAGACCCGGACGTTCCCGCATGTCTCGGTCCCCTTGGGCGGCCGCGACGAGAGGATCACCCGCCGCGACGCGGTGGCGAATGCGCTGCTGCACCGCTACAGCCCGACGCTCTTCCCGCTGGAGGACGCCGCGCGCCAGTATCGCGGCATGACGCTCCTGGAACTTGCCCGCGAGAGCCTCGGAAATGCCGGGGTGAACACGCGTGGCCTCTCGCGCGACGAAGTGGCGACGCGGGCTCTTCACACGACTTCCGACTTCCCCGAGATCCTGTCCGCCGTTACCAACAAGACGCTGCGCCAAGCCTATGAGGCCTATCCTCGCACCTTCATGCTGTTCTGCCGCCAGGTGCTTGCCACCGACTTCAAGGCCATGAACAGGGTGCAGCTCGGCGAAGCGCCGCAGCTGCTGGAGGTCGGCGAGAGCGGCGAGTTCAAGCGCGGCACGCTCGGCGAATCCAAGGAGAGCTACAAGGTCAAGACCTATGGCCGGGTGGTCGCGATCACCCGCCAGACGCTGATCAACGACGATCTCGACGCTTTCACCCGGATCCCGGCGATGTACGGCAACTCGATCGCCCAGCTGGAGTCGGACGTGGTCTGGGGCATCATCACTGCCAACCCGGCAATGGCTGACGGAAACGCGCTGTTCCACACCGCACACAAGAACCTCGCCGGGACCGGCGCGGCGCTCGACGTTACCAGCGTCGGCGCGGCTCGCGCCGCGATGGCCAAGCAGACCGGGCTCGACAAGAAGACGGTGCTCAATATCCGCCCCGCCTTCCTGATCGTGCCGGCTTCGCTGGAGCTGAAGGCGGAACAGCTGGTCGCCCAGAACCTCGTGCCCGCCGCGACCTCCAGCGTGGTGCCGCAGTCGATCCGCACGCTCGCGCCGATCAGCGAGCCGCGGCTCGACGCGGCCAGCGAGACCGCCTGGTATCTGGCGGCCAGCCCGAACCAGATCGATACGATCGAGTACGCCTATCTCGAAGGCCAGCAAGGCGCCTACATCGAGACGCGCAATGGCTTCGACGTCGACGGCGTCGAGATCAAATGCCGCCTCGACTTCGGCGCCAAGGCCATCGACTGGCGCGGCCTCTACAAGAACCCGGGCGCGTAAGCCCGGTCACCCCTTAACAATGAACCGTGACGGCGGGCGGCAGCAATGCCGTCCGTTCCCCATTTTTTCGCGAAAGGATCCCGCGATGAAAAACTACGTCCAGCCCGGCAACACGATCACATTGACCGCCCCTTACGCGGTGGCCTCCGGCGATGGTCTGCTCGTCGGCTCCATCTTTGGCGTTGCCTCCGGCGATGCCGCGAATGGAACCACAGTGGAAGCCGCGCTTGTCGGCGTGTTCGAGTTGAAGAAGGTCGCCTCTCAGGCTTGGGCCGTGGGCGACAAGGTCTATTGGGACAACACCAACAAAGAGGCCACCAAGACGGCCACGAGCAACACGCTCATCGGGGTGGCGACCGAAGCCGTAGCCAATGGTGCGGGTGATGTCGTGGGACGCGTCCGTCTCAATGGCAGCTTCTGATGTCGGCCATTGCGGCCGCCTTCGAGACGCTGTTCGCCGATCCCAATATGGCCAGGGACGCCATTTTCACGCCGACGGGTGGCGTTGCTGTGCCGGTACGGATCGTCGTGCGCCGTCCCGACAGCGTGTCAGACTTCGGAGAAACCCGCCTCCACGCGGAGACGACCGTCGTCGACATCCGCGTCGCCGATGCGCCCGCGCTATCCAGCGGCGACGCCTTCGAGATCGCGGGCGAGTCCTACGTCGTGCAGGGAGAGCCGATGCGCGACGCCGAGCGTCTGATCTGGACGGCGGAGCTTCACAGTGCATGAGACTTTCCGCAACCATCATTGGCGACCTCGGGCGCATCATGGCCGAGGAGGTCAGGGCCGCCGAACAGGCCGTGACGAAAGGCGTCGGCGAGGCGACCGAGGGGCTCAAGTCCGAGCTCAGGACGCAAGTCACCAATGCTGGGCTCGGGCCTCGGCTGGCCCGCACCTGGCGATCGGAGACCTACCCCAGGGGGCAGGCCAGCATTAGTTCGGCGGGGCTCGTTTGGTCGAAAGCGCCGGGCATCATCCGCGTCTACGAGAACGGCGCCATTATCCGCTCGAAGAACGGCTTCTTCCTGGCCATCCCGACCGCGGCGGCTGGACGTTATGGCGACGGCGGCCGCAAGATCACGCCCGGCGGATGGGAGCGGCGGACGGGACAGCGTCTGCGCTTCGTCTATCGCCGCAACGCTGCCTCTCTGCTCGTCGCCGACAACATGCGGGCGCGCACCGGCAAGCGGGGCGGATATTTACGAGCCAGCGCCGCCGCGCTGCGCAGCGGGCGAGGCCTCGTGACGGTGCCGATCTTCATTCTGGTGCCGCAGGTGTCGGTCCGCAAACGGCTCGATGTCGCTTCCGCTGCGCAGCGCTGGGTGGATCGCTTGCCCGGCCTCGTCACGCGCAACTGGTTTTCCGGCGATGAGAGGAGCCGCTGATGTCACGACGTGAAGACATTCTCGCAGCACTCGTTTCGATCCTCGATACCGCGCTCATGGCGAACGTGCGTCGCAATGAAGTGCTGCCTGAAAAAGTGCCGCCAGCCGGGCTTGTGATCCTGCGCGACGGCGATCCCGGCGAGCCGGACGTCACACTCAATCCGCGCACGGAGTTCTACGCCCACAGGGTAGAGTTCGAGGTCTATGTGCCCCACGATCCAGCTGGCGGCGGCGAGGCTGCGCTCGATGCGCTGCTTGGGTCGATCGGTATGGCGCTCAGGATCGATCCCTCCCTCGGCGGACTCGCCGAGAACCTGACGCCGTCGGCGCCCGAAACCGGGGCGCTGGGAATAGAGGGCGCGGTCCCCGTCCTCACCGCCCGGCTCATCGTCACGGTCGAATACCTGGTGAGCGATCCGCTTACCGACTGATCTTCAAGAACAGGAGTTATCCATGCCAAAGGTGCGCGCTTACGGCGCGGACGCCACGCTGAAGGCTTGCCGCGAGGCGAGCTACGGAGTGGCTCCGCTCTCCGGCTACCGAAGCCTCGACTTCAAATCGACCGATCTGTCCTCGGCCCAGCCGCTCGGTGACGACCCGCTGCTGGGGCGCGGACGCAACGCGCAGGATCCCTACCGGGGCCTTATTACCGATGAGGGCCAGCTCGACATCCCGTTCGATCTGCGCGGTACCGGCTTCTGGCTGACCGGCCTGTTCGGCGATCCGGTGACGACGGCGGTCAAGGCGTCGGGCTCGATCGCCTTCGCCGCCAATCCCTCGCCTGGGGCGACCATCACGCTGGGTGGCACGGTCTGGACCTTCGTCTCCGGGACGCCATCGGGAGATGAAACCGAGATCCAGGCCACTGTCACCCAGACCCTCGATCAGCTCGTCAGCAACCTCAATGCGTCTGCCGATGCCGAGATAGCCAAATGCACATATTCCCGGCCGACCAGTACGCAGACGCTGGTGATCGTGTTCGACACGGC